TAAAACAAAATTACAATTTTTCATTAACAAAAAAGGTAACATCCTTTATATTTTTATAAACTTTAAATGATAAAAACCAAGCTTTAGTTTTAGGAGATAGTAGTTTAAGATTACAAAAAGCAAATAATCTTTTAAGATGTTGAGGTACATCTTCTGCTATTATTCTGAGTGCTAATCTTTTATGCATCTCAGTGGGTTCAGCTCTCCACCAAATATAAGAGGGAAGATTAACTCCTGAAAATGAACCTGGTCTTAAAATAGCTTTAGTAATTGTAGTATTATCCATAATACTGTGATTCTTAGCTGTTATACCTACAAGATATACTGCTTCAACTTCTGTACTGTCATATACTTCAGACATCATCATCTTAGCTAACCAATCTACATCAGTCCATTCAGATTGTGGTTTAGTATTAATACTCCAATTTTTAAAATTATCAATTGGAATAACAACATCAATACATTTAAATTCTTTCTTTAGTTCTACATTGTAACAAGGAGTTGTTAATAATGTAAGTGTAATAAAAACTAACCATTTCATAATTTTTTATTTTTGTTTAACAATCACCTCATCGTAATCTTCAAATGGGGCATACTTAGCAACTAACTTAGAAAGTCTTTCACATTCATCTAAATATCTTTCTTCAATTTGTTTATGCATTTTAATTTCATATTTAGATTTTTTAAGTTCTTTCTTTAGTTCTTCAATTTCTCTTTCAAGTTTTTTAATTTTACTTAAAGCATCAACTATGTCCATAATCCCAAGCTTTTAATGTATGTTCAAATGGATTTCCTTCTATTTCTGAAACTAATTTTAACATCTCTTGTGCTATCTCTCTAATCTCAAGTTGTGCATGTTCTGAATTTCTAAGTTTAAGAAAGTTAGCAAAACTTCTCATATTAAACATTACATCAGCTTGAATCTGAGAGTTATATGTTTTGAAATATCTTGCACTTTCTTTAGCTCTTTTTCTACCAAGAATAGGAGTAAGTTCAATTAAACAATCATGATATAATTTATTCATAGATTGTGTGTGTTCTTTTAATAAAAATGCCCAAGCATTTAAAGTTGAATTTTCTAAATTAGAATTGTCTATTGTAGATTTCCAATCTTCAGGTAAGTAAAACTTATCATCTTTCAACTCTTTATATCTTGCACTCTCTGCATTCATAGAACTTATTCTATGCTTTAATAGATGTATATGTGATGCAATGTCACAGTTTATTAAGAAATGTACTGTACCTTTTTCAAATGGTGTTTCATGTCCTTCTGACCAAAGCATATTTATTAACTTTGGAATACGTTGTTTTTTTTCTTCTGTTAGTTCTCTTGATGTAGATGTCCAGGCTGAACAAGCTATTATTTCATCAGAACCATAATATCCAATTAACTCTACTGTGTTTTTCATATTATTCTATTTAGTTAATAAAAATAAAAATCCCTATGCAACATGGAGACCTACATGAGTTGCATAGGGGGCAAGAACTTGTTAATTGACCTGAAAACACAAAAACTATATGCTACCAATAATTTTCATTGCTCTAATAAGTCTGGTAATTCCAATACCAGCACCTACTCTTGGAATAAAATTATAAGATAAAAATTCATTCAATTCCTCTATTACTCTATTGTGACTAAACAAATCAAATAGTTTTTCAGCATATTTACCACCTTCAATAGAGTAAAATGTTTTACGCATTTGTTCTACATCACAACTTCTTTCTGCAGAACCAATAGTTTCCTGACCACAAAGAATAACATCAATCTTTTTAGAAGTGTTATCTTCAGCTCTTTTCATATTCCAGAATGGATTAGTTCTCTCTGGGAAATGTCTAAGAAATACTGCATCAGATACATCTTTCCACAATTTAGTTTCAATCTCGTTGTCAATTATTGACACACCTTCTACATCACAGACTTCTTCATATTCTTTTACAGAATATTCTTTAAATCCTAAGTAAGTAATAAGTTCAATTTCTAATTCCATTAGTGCATTCATATCACCTGCAAATTCAAACTCAAACATTGGAAATATCATACAATGTCTTCCATCAATAGGATTCTTTTCATTTCTGTATGATGTACTAAGGCAAAAGAAACCAGGAGCATCAGGTTGAGTTAGAAGTTCATGCTCTAACCACATTTGACCTGTTTGAGGAAGTGGCCATATCTTACCTGCATAAGTAAAGGTACCAATGTTAAAAGGGTCTTCACAAGCTGCTAAAATACTAAGTCTGTTTTGAGTGTGAACTTCTAAAAAACCTTTACTTTGAAAAAAAGCACGAAGTTTAGCAGTAACTTTAGTAAAATCTTGTGCATCAATGTGTGGGTAAAAGGAGGAATGAAGTGAATGTTTCATAAATAGTTTTTAAAAATTAAAAAATGTAACGTATTTTATTCCAAGGCAATATCTCATCATGGAGTTTAATAAAGTCTTTAATGTACTGACCCTTTAGATTCAATTTATATCTTAAATTTTTAGAACCATAAGATGATATTTTAGATTCTTGTCTGTCAGGTTGCCATAATATATCTTCTACTTCAGGAGAATCTTCTAAGTTGTATTGATGCATTTTATCATTGTGTGTTAGCATAATACACTCACAAAGTACGTCATTTTTTATTTTATCATCAACAAGATAATCAATTTTTTTAAATAATTCTTCATATAATGTTTTAGCACCAGGTATAATAATAATAGGACTAAAATTAATATGAACATCATAACCTGCATAGTAAAAATCATTTATAGCTTCAATTCTTTCTGAAATTAATGATGTGTTAGGTTCAAGTATATCTGAAAGGTCTTGTGGCATTAATGAAAATCTAATTCTAATCTTCTTCTCAGGGTTGTAGTTTAGTAGTTCATCATTTACATATTTAGTTGCAAATGTACCCATTGCTTTAGGATGATGTTTAAAGAAATCAAATATCTTTTCCCATTCATGATACTTTAAATGTAGTGCAAAATCTTCATTGCAACTTAAATCATAGCTTATAAACTCAGGATGTGTTTGATTTGGTTTATCTACATGAGTAGTATTTGCATGCTCATTTACAACTTCTAATATCTCATCTACATTAGTAGCTATTGATATCCCTGTGGGTTTATTTCTACGCATATAGCAATACGCACATTGGTACATGCACCCCCAAATAAAAGAAGGAGTGATAAAGTCTGATGACCTACCACTCCATTTTATATTTAATGCTTTTCTAACTGTTCTTGTAATCATACTCTGTTAAATGAAAGGTTAGGTAATATTTTTATGTCTTTAGGTTGCCATTCCCATATCTCACCAGTATCTTGAATTACAGTAAAGAGTTTAGATGTTTCTGTACCATATTCAGTTACTAACCAAATAAACCCTTTACCTTTTGGAGTAGTTACTTCTACTCTGTTTTGTAATTCAAGTATTGTCATTGTGTTTATTTTTTAAATTGTTCAAACCATTCTTCAATATTTTGTTCTACAAAGTGAGCTTTTCTAAGTAATTCTAATACTTCTTCCTCGCTATACATTCTTTCAGCTTGCCATTTAGCAATTTCTAAAGATGCTTCTTTAAAGTCTTCTTTATCCATCATATAGTCATAATGACCTTCTGCTAATGATGTGTTATTTGAGTGTGCTTTAAATAATCTTTCAGCAGCTTCTTCAAGTGTTTCTTTTATTTCTTCCATAAATAATGTTTTAAAGTGATTAAAAAATTTTGTAGTCATGACAGGATTCGAACCTGCATTGTCCTCCGTTTCCTTCGGATATCGTCACCAGTTGGAACACATGACCTTAAATAAAACTAACAACTTCAGGAGCTTCACCTGCCTTCTAATTATACCTTGTACCTCTCAGTTAAGAGTCAGTACGGAGCTTTCTTACTTTGTTGTTAGTTCGTAGTCAGGACAGGATTTGAACCTGTAATGCGCTAAAGCAAAATGGATTCACATTTCATACCGTAACTTACAAGGAGCATTGAATAGTTTACCTTATACTATTTTAACACTTGCGTCTACCAGTTTCCGCCACAGGACTTATATTTTTATTCTACAACCATCCAATCCTCTGCTAAAATATCCGTTTGAGATGCTAACCAAGGAACTCTATCAAACTCATTTTTAGTTTCACCGAATTGTTTTGTAGAACCATTAGGACATTCCATATAAATATATGGTCTGTTCATTTTAGAATTTTCGTCAGGGGTTTGCAGTAATACATACATTCCTTTACCATTCCATCCTTTTCTTGCTACTTTTTTACCTTGTTTTAAAGCTTCAATAGCTTCTCCAAAATTAAAATTTTTCATAATAATTTATTTTAAAAGTTTTAAAAAATTGCGTTTTTAAATTATCCCCTGAACGCTAACAGTGCTTATAGGTTCTATCATAATATTTTTCAGCATCAATTTGATATAATTTTCCATAATTTGCTGCATCTATTATCTGCTGCTTTTCAAGTTCAAGGGCTTGTTCTTTAACTTCATCAATATTTAACCCATGTCCTTGCTTTACTCCACCTATATTAACGTGTCTTAAAAACCATTCTAATGCTGTCATATTAGTCATTTTCATGGTCTGCTATTTTGTTTAAACAATATTCTTTGTGCTCAATATATCCTTCTCTTTTGTATTTAAGATGCTGGATAGTTTCAAGTGACAAATTTAATTCAGAATTTATTAATAAGTTATCAATAAACTCTATAAGTCCTTTTACTCTTTCTAATTGTCTGTAATAATGTTCTCTCATTGCTTTCATTTTAAATTGTTTGAAGTGATTCAATTTCTGTTTCTACTGTGACATCTGTATGTACTTGTTCAAATCTCCATTCTGCAAAACTTAATTCTCTCCTTTGCTTTATTACTGGTATATAAAAAACAGGATTATAAAGTTCTTGTAGAAGATAAGATGTAACAAGTCCATCATTGTCAAATGTTTCTCTTAAAGTATATAATTCTCCTTTAACAGGAAAACTTAAAGGGAGTCCATTTGACTCCCTAATAAGTTCATCTCTTACTTTAGAAAAATCATCATTGATGCATTTTAATTT